CACTGAGACTTGGACAGATTTCACTGAAGTCTGGGCGAAGATCATTCCCAAGTCTGGAAAAGAAAGATATTTTTCACAGCAGATCCAGCCAGTGATCTCTCATGAAATAACGATCAGGTGGCTTGAAGGAATCACGACCGAGATGAGAATTCTTTTTGAAGGCAGGATCTTTCAGATTCATTCAATCCGCAGAGAGATTGAAGAGCGTTGGTTCATCACGATCGATGCAGAAGAGGGAGTCGGATCTTGATTAAAGGATCTGTGCTCGGAGGAGCTTCACTTCTTAAGAAAGTCAAACAGCTTGAAAAGGCTTTCGATGCGAATCGAGATTTGGCAGTTAAAGAATCGACTCTTGCGATTCATGGAGAAGCGATCAAGATCGTCTCTGCGAATGCAGGAGGGACCTCTGCTGTCAGATACAACCCTCGAAGAAATGTCTCTGTATCGCGCCCAGGAGATCCACCTCACACCGATACTGGTCGCTTGAGACAATCGATAAAGTTTGAATACAGCAAGGGCATCGGGAAAGTCGGATCCAATTTGAAGTATGCTGCTTGGCTTGAATTCGGAACTGAAGACATGGCGCCGAGGCCTTGGCTTTCGGTCGCGGTCGAGAAGTCTGCGAAGAGGGTGGCAGAGATTTTTGAAAAATGGTTTAAGAATGCTGTGAAGGAAGGTACTTCATGACATGGGCAATGACTGAAGCGCAGAAGACAATTTATCAGACTCTCGCAGATGATTCTGTCCTGCAGGCGCTCCTCGGAACGACTCCGCTCGCTCCAAAAATCTTCGATCATGTGCCAGATGTAAGTCCATATCCCTACGTGAAGCTCTCGATCAAGCCAATGCAAGATCGAGGGAATCATGATTGGGAGGGAGTCGCATTCCAATATCAGATCGATGTCTGGTATCAGGCCCCTGGACAAGGAGATCTTAAGGTCCAGCAGATCCAAGCTCGCATTGACGAGTTACTGCACAAGCAGGATATTTGTATTGACGGTTGGAATATCATAGTGCATCGACGATCGACAGTTGATATTCTGGACGAGCCAGATGGCAGAACAAAACATGGAGTTCAAATTTTTAACTTATTTTTAGGGGAGGTATAGAATGGGAGCTTGTAATACAGCACAAAATGAAATGGGCGGTAAAGAGCTGCTTTTGAAAGCTTGCGTGGATGCTGTTGCAGCGACCACGAATGCTTCAGCGATCATCACGTCAAATGGACATGGTCTTAAAGTCGGTGACATCGTGAAATTTTTGGAAGTCGGTGCTTTGACTGCGGTTAACACGACGACTTTTTATTATGTGAAAACAATTCTCGGAGTGAATACTTTCGAAGTATCTCTCACTCGCTCAGGCGCAGCGATTTCGATGGATGCGGCAGAAGCTTCTCTCGATGTTTTGCTTTTCAAATCGACTGGCGGACTTCGATCTAAGTCTCTCAGCTTCTCTGCTGAAGGCGTAGACATCACGAATGAAGAGTCAGACGAATGGAAAGTGATGCTCGATAAAGCAGGGATGCGATCTCTCGAGATTTCTGGATCTGGAGTCTACAATAATTATCCAGTATTCCAAACTCTCGTCGATAAATTCCTCGCGAACGAGCTTACTTGCCTCATGTTCGTCGAAGTGAAGACTGGAAAGCTTTACGAAGGGTGTTTCAAATTGACATCTCTTGAGATCTCTGGAGATTATGATGCTGAAAGTAACTACTCAATCGCAGCGTCATCCAGCGGACCAGTAAACATAGCGGTGATTGCTGCCTAATTAGGGAGCAATTCACATGGCGAATCAGTTCAAAAATGAAATGGAAATCGAAGTCGGAGGGGAAAAAATTCTCCTCCGTCCTACGTTTGAGAATCTCGCAGCGATGGAGTCGGATCTTGGTGGATTGCCTTTCTTGGCATTCAAGTTTGGTCAAGGAGTCGATGTAGAGACAAAAACAATTGATCGTCTTATCTCGGCAAAATCTCTTCCTGGCGTAACAGAGACAACCAAAATAATTTTTTACAACCAAGCTGAGAAGAAGTTTTCGAAAGAAGAGATCTTCGAGCTTGTGATGGCTGAAGGAATTCGGGTTTGTGCTCAGATGGTTTTGTTTCTCGTTCGCTGCACTGCTGGGAATAAGCTGGCCAAAGAGCCAACCAAGAGTCAAAAAAAAAGCTCCTAAGCGTTTTACCGAGTCGAGAACCGACGGACTATACTTCCCTCATGGCCTTCTGTATTGCTAGACTTGGGATGAGGCCAATAGATTTCTGGCAGCTTACTTATGGAGAATTTTGGCCTCTTTATAATGCGGTAACTGGAAACACGATCAAGCCAATGACAGAAGATGAGCTTGAGAATTTAGAAGCCGCATGGACAGGGGAATCGAATGGCAACTCTTGAAGAATTAGTCGTCCAACTAACTGCTGAAACTGCCTCTCTTCGCGCAGAGATGGCTGGTGCTACGAAAGCTGTCCAGCAATCCACTGACAAGATGGATAAAGCTCTCAAGGAATTCTCCGAGAATTCAAATAAAAATGTTTCATTCGCACAGCAAGCGATGGCGACCTTCACTGGATTCTTAGGATCGCAAGCTGTACTCGGTGCTTTCAATGCTCTGAAAGATGCTGCGGGCTTCATGTTCGCGCAGCTTGGAGAAGGTGCAGAGGCAGCGATGGCTCAAGAGGCAGCTCTTCGAAGACTCGGGCAATCTCTTGCTCTTGCAGGAAATTTTTCACAAGAAGCTCTTACTGATCTTGCAGGATTCACGGATGAAATGGAGAAGCTCACTGGAGTCGGTGATGATGTAGTTGCGAGCAATCTTGCAGTTCTTTCTTCGCTCACGCAGCTCGATGCGAATGGATTGAAAAAGGCGCAGAAGTCGGCTCTTGATATGTCTGCTGCTCTTGGAATTGATCTTGATTCTGCTACGAAAAAAGTAGCTCAGGCGATCAATGGTCAGGAAGGTGCTCTTGCGAGGTATGGAATTCAATTGGATCTTGGAGCAGATAAAACTCAAAACATGGCTACTGTAACTGAAGCTCTCGGAAGATCTTTCGGAGGAGCAGCTCAAGGCCAAATGATGACTTTCGCAGGAGCATTGAAGTCGGTTCAAAATGGATTCGGAAATTTCTTTGAATCAATTGCATCCGCAGTCACTCAGAATCCTGTCTTCGTTGCAGCTCTTCAGCAGGTTTCAAAAATCTTAAATGAACTTACAGATTCAGCTACTTCGAATGGAGCTTACTTGCAGCAGGTTCTCGCGAAGGCTTTCATCTTCGTAGCAGATTCAATCTACATTGCAATCGAAGCATTCAGTAAATTTATTAAAGTCATCGAAGCAGGAGTCCAAGGAGTTCTTCTAATCATAAATGGTTTAGCTGATGGAATTCGATTACTCGTCGATGTTCTCGATGGAACGAAAGACAATGATGATGCTTTCGCAGCCACCAAGCAGAGATTCGAAGATCTAACCCAAGCAGTCGAAGGGCAAAATGCTCTCGATAAATTCAATGAAAAACTTTGGGAAGTAAGAGATGCAGGAGCCACCGCATTCGGCACGATCAAACAAGGTGCAGATGCAGCAGTCCCATCGATGGATGTCGTTAATCAGAAGACTGTTCAGCTTACAGAAGCACAGATCGCCTACAATGAATCATTGAAAGGCTTCGCTGTCGGGCTTGCAGAGCAGAATGCAGCTCTCTTTCAGTCGCTTGATTACAAGAGAGAGCTTCTCGAAGCTTCGCGATCCACCGAAATGGAAGACGATGCAGCTTACTTCGAAGAGAGAATGGCTCTTGAGCAAGAGAGATTCCAAGCTGAAAACGATGCGCTCGTCGAAGCTCGTGCGAATAATTTAATTTCTGAAGAGCAATACTTGGCTGCAAGAGACCAATTGCAACAGCAATACGAATTACAATCTCTCAAGACTTCTCAAGAGCGAATGAAGTCAGAAGAGGCGTTGAATAAGCAGAGAGCTGCAAACTTTAAAGATACCATGAGCACGATTTCTTCTCTTTCTTCGAGCGGGAACAAGGAACTCGCTGCAATCGGTAAGGCGGCGGCGATCACCAATGCCACCATCGATGGATATGCGGCTGTGCAGAAGGCTCTCTCATCTGCTCCGCCTCCATTCAACTTCGCTCTCGCTGCGCTTGTTGGAGCTGCTACTGCTGCGAATGTCGCGAAGATTTCGGGAGTTGGTCTCCAGAGCGGTATCACTGAAGTTCCAAGATCGGCAGGAGGAGGAAATCTCGGAGATAATTTTCCTGCTGTTTTGAATCCTGGCGAGCGGGTTGTCGATTCTCAAACTAACCAAGACTTGAAAGCATTTCTCGCGAATCAAGGCGGTGGATCTCAGGTGAATGTCAGCGTGACCGTGATGCCTGGCACTGGATTGAACAATGAGCAGATCGGAAATCTCATCGAGCAGATGAATAATTATTTTAACTCGGGCGGGCTTAAGCTCGTAGGAGCATCATGAGTACCATAAAAACCCTTTCAAGATTTTATTTTGGCACGACGATCACAAGTCAGAATCGCAGCATTGACTTCAATGAGGGCGGTCCAGAGCTTCGAGCGACTCTGAAGGTCGGGGCTTATTCAGTGACCGATTACGCAGCAGAATGGCAGAGGGCTCTCCGAGAAGCAGGGACCCAAGCCTACGTGGTTTCATTCAATCGCTCGACTCAGAAGATCACAGTCTCTGCTCCATTGAATTTTTCTCTCCTTCGCTCGACTGGATCAAGGGTTGGAACTGGAGCTTGGTCTATGGCAGGATTCGGAACTGGTGCAGATCTAACTGGATCCAATTCTTATTTGGCTCCGAATATCTGCGGAGAAAGATATGATCCGCAGTACATCGTCGATCAGTATGTCGATGAGAATGATTCTTTCGTGAAAGAGAATGCGACTGTGAACACAACTCCCGCAGGTCTAGTCCAGCAGGTTTCATTCGGCGAAGGGTCCAGAATCGAAATGAATATCAGAATCATCACAAACAAGATGGGGCTTGCGAATAAAAACTTCGTCGAGAATGCCAACGGGATTGATGACGCGCGGAATTTTATGACTTATCTTCTGACTAAAGGCCGAGTCGAATTCATGAAAGATAAAGACACTCCTTCTCAATTCGTGAAATGCTACCTCGAGGGGACTCGAGAAGATAAAGAAGGGCGAAAATTTATTCTTAAAAACATGAAGGTTCCAGATTACTATGAGACTGGGACGCTGGTTTTTAGAAAGGTGCTAGTATGAGCGGAGTTTCTGACGGACAATACGCAAACGAAAACACCTTCAATGCTTCTTTCATGGCTCGAAATGGTGACACCGATACGATCGGAAAAGTTTCCCTTCTCAATGCGGAGCCTGAATCAGGACCGACAATCGCGAATCAGCAGGGCTTTACTAACCAACTCGCTGATACAGTCGGGACTTTCGAGAATGATCCAGATGCAAAAAATTATGCAAACACCAATTACATTGCTAATGGTGATAATCGAAAAGTCGCAATTGAAAAATTGGATGCGAAGGCGACAGATCTTCAAGACCAAG